TAATACATTCCTGAGCATCTTGATAAATAGAGGGTGCTTCGTAAGCTGCGCCAACGAATCCAAAGTCTGGCATTAAAAGCCTCCGGTCAGAATCCAGCCAGCGTCTGCTCTCTTACCAACAATTAATGAGTCCTCAAATCGAGCCACTTGCATTGGTTTCATATTGTTGCGCTTAATGGTTGCCTTGGCATGGCTGGCAAAACCGTTAATCATGCTTATTTGCGTTGGGCTTGCTTTTCCATACATTGGCATCAAACGCTCGGCTAAACACCATCTGAGGGCCATTAAATAGCCCTGTGGGATAACTATCTCGTCATTGATGGTGGTAAAGCGCTGAAACAAGGTATCGGCAAAGATATGCATCTCGCCTTGGGATGGATTTGGCCATACGGTAATCGTTCCTAAAGATTCGCCAGGCTGATAGTACAAGGCACGAGGCCAAGGACCATTAAGGGTCTTTAAACCAATCAACTCATAGTTTTCTAGGTTAAGAATGGCTACAGGGTAATCTAAACCGCCGTTCAAAATAGGTTGACCGTTGGAATTAGTGTTTACCCTAACAAATGCCGAATTAATGGATAAAGGGCGCTCGTAATATGCATTAATTGTTGTGCTGGCTACGGTTTGGGAGATGTTTACGGTGTAAGTTCCGTTGGAATTTATATTACCGCCTGCTCCCGATTTAAATCCGGTAATCTTTGTGCCAGCTGCCACGCCAGAGCCTGATAAGGTCATTCCAAGGGCTATAGCGCCACTTGCGACATTGGTAACGGTTAAGGTCGTGCCGCTGATTGATCCAGTAATAGTTCCGCCAATCTGACATCCAGCGCCAATAGTGTATTGAGTCTGTCCAGGAGTCAGGGTAAATATAATTTCGGTCTTATAAAAGACCATCATTTGCTCATTTGACCATTGGTCAACCATGTCATTGAGCATATCAAATGCGTCTTGCGAGTCCGCAGGCGCAGGAGTTTCACCAGCCTCTAAAGCCCCAATATCTTTAAGGGCGCGAGAGATGATGTCGATTGGTTGTGTCATATCGTCACCTTAAATGTGTCCACGGCCCAGGGCGGTTTAGTCGTTATTTCTGAACTAAGCGCATCCAGTTGCTCTTGTAATCTGTATTTTATAAGATGTTTGCCATCTTGGGTAGCATCTAAATCAATCCAATGCGCAACTTGGTGTTCAGTTGTATCTTCATCAACCATATGCGCAGTTTTCAATTTCCAATTACCTTCGGTCTCAACAGAATGTTTGTCATTTGTTGCTTTGCACCAATATTTAATCGTTTTTAAGACCCCATCAACAATAACGGTTTCTAATATTTTCCATTCATAATTAGTCATTTATTTCTATCCAAGCGGTTGTGGTTTCATTCCATAGGTAGCGTTTACCATCGTTTGGGTAGGGCGTTGGCGCATTCCATAAGCAGGTATTTTCATCAAGCAGCCAGCTTGCAAATGGTTTGGGCGCAATAAACGCATCGCGTTGCAAGTCATAATAAGAACCAATACCTGCATAGTTTTTGCGAAATGGTATGCCGCCAGCAGCATGGATACCGCCAGATGTATTAAAGCTAGTGCGCTTACAAATCTGGCCTCGGAATGCGCCATAGTGCGCTTCCCAATCTATGCCATCTTCGCCTTCATTTTTGCCAACAATTACTTCTGTAACAATGTTGTTTTCATCTAAAAATGCATAGTGCGCCATATTAACCCCTTATGCAAATTGAATATTGCCGGTGCCAGCCGTAAAACTTGTAACCTTAAGGCCGCTGCTTGAAGATGTAGAGAATGTTAAGCCTCCGCCTGGATTGCTAATGGTATAAACATCTGGGTATCTGAGGATGACTACGCCTGAACCACCATTGCCTCCGTTATAGTAATTTCCATCGTTTGCACCACCACCGCCACCACCACCGCCACCTGTATTAGTAGCGCCGACAGCACCATCACTACCACCAACGCCACCTGCGCCACCGCCCCCAGTTCCACCTGTGCCACCTGCGCCGCCATCATATCCCCCTGAACCGCCACCACCGCCACGATTAACAGACGAACCTGTAATGCTTAATGCTAATCCAGCACCGCCAGCTACACCAGTAGAGCCACTGTTTGCGTTTGTGCCTAATCCAGATGCACCTCCACCACCCGCACCGTTAAATCCTGAACCTGCTGAACCATTACCACCATTTCTACCTTGATTTGCAGTACCACTTCCACCAGTAATGCCACTACCTTGATAACCGCAACCACCGCCTGATCCGCCACTTCCTGGGGTGTCGTTAAATGAACCGCCGCCGCCACCGCCAGTTGAAGTAATGGTTGAAAAAACAGAATTACTACCGCTTGATCCAATTGCCCCAGCCGAACCGCCACCGTTGCCACCACCACCAACAGTTACGGTATAGTTTGTTGCTATGGCAAGAGTTAATGCGGATTCTGCTGCCGAGTTAGCACCGGAAGTTCCAGCGGATGTTCTATAACCGCCGGCACCGCCACCACCAGCACCACCATAACCGCCACCAAAGGTAGCACCGCCGCCAGCACCACCAGCAATTACAAGAAAATTAACAACTAGCGGTGGTTTACCAGCAGAACCTAAGAGCATTGCATGAATTCCGCTCATTAGGTAACATTCCCTGAAACTACACAAACTGTTCCGCTTATGAAAAGAATAGTTGCAAGCCCTCTTGTGGCTAGGGTCATGCTGGCCTTATCAGCATCGGTGCCCGCAATATAAGCGGTTGTAATCGTGCAAGTAATTGTGATGTTGCCAGTAGTGTTGTTAAAGATAGAAATAATATCGCCTTCAGCAAAAGTTGCATCAGGAATCGTAATTGATCCACCAGAACCAACCTGCACATATTCTCCAACATCGCCTACGGCTAATGTATAAGAACCAGTTTTTGTTCCTACTGGCGGAATATTTCGATAACCAACTTTGTTTGTTCCGTCTGCCGTGCAATTGTTTAGATTGCCAGAAGTTGGAGTTCCAAGAATAGGCGTTACTAAGGTCGGGCTGGTAGCCAACACATTATTACCAGTTCCAGTATTGGCTACTGATACAAGGTTTTTTGACGCATCAGTTGCAACTGCGCTTGATGCTGTCAGTCCAGTTAGGTTTACGCCAGTAGTTGTAAAAACACCAGTTGATGGGTTAAATTGCAGCTTAGTTGATGCAACATTGGCCGTTGTAATGTTACCTGTTGTTGCGCTAGTAAATGTTAAATAACGGGTTGCGTTGGTGGTTGTATCGTCAGCAATTGCAAGTCCGTTTGCATTGGCTTGCCAAGTTGGTGCCGATGCGCCATTAGAGGTCAATACATAGCCTGCGGTTCCAGTTGATCCAGCCAAAGAAATAGTGTTATTTACCCGTAAATCAGTAAATGTGCCAGCCAGAGGGGTTGTTCCGCCGATAGCCACATTATTCATGGTTGATGCGGTTGTTGGGTTTACAGTCAACGCGCCCGCAGGTGAAATTGCAACAGTTCCAGTTCCTGTAGGACTAATTGCTACCGCAGCATTTGCTGGATTAATGTTAGTTGCTACATCAATAGAAACATTGTTACCACCGCCACCGCCCCATTGAATCTGAGCAGTTCCACTAGAATTTCTTAAATTACCACCGCCTGATCCCGCAGCATCAAAATTAGTACCTACAAAACCAGAAGTTGCGGTAATAGTTGTTCCACGCACCGTATTTGCAGTTGCATTACCAATGGTGGGAGGCGCAGATAAATCTAAAGTTCCGCCAAGAGTTAAGTTCCCACTGCTTGTTACTGTTCCAGACAGGCTAATTCCTGATACCGTTCCAGTTCCGCCTACAGAAGTTACCGTTCCAGCCGATGGAGTTGCCCAAGTTGGCACTCCGCCTGCAACTGTTAAAACCTGACCAGTTGATCCAATTCCAACAAAAGTAGTTGCGCCGGCACCGCTTTGATATGGGACTGATCCAGTTGCGCCACCTGCAATATTAGTTGCCGTGGTAGCCGTTGTAGCCGTGGTTGCGGTTGTAGCGGTTGCTGCGTTACCAGAAATTGAGCCAGAAATTGTGCTGCTAACCGTTAGGCCAGACAGAGTTCCAACCGCGGTAATACCTGTGTAAGAACCAGAAATACGAGCAGTATCGATGGTTCCAGAGGTAATTGCCGAGCCTGCAATCGCAATATTTGTATTGGTTGCGCTAGTAATCTGTCCTTGGGCGTTAATTGCAATGGCTGGAACCGTGCTGGCCGATCCATAAGTATTGGCTGAAACACCAGTATTGGTAATGCTAAATGTGTTGGCTGCAAGGGATAATCCCGTGCCAGCAAAATAGGCACCAGCTACTTGGAAATTAGACCAATTGACCGCAGTAACACCAAGGGTGCCACCTGGCTGAATGTAACAATACCAAGCAGAGCCAGCCAATCCACCAGAGGTTATAAAAACCAAGGCAGAAACCAATTCATCCCATGTATTTGCATCTTCTGCCCGTGACCACGCACCAGCAGCAGCAACATAAATACCGTTTTGCGCTGCGTTGGTTTGGTCTTTTACTAATACTCGATCACCAGCAACGACTGCCACGCCATCAATTGTTTGTGCGCCAGATAGGGTAATGTTAGCCGTTGTTCCAGCACGAACTGGCTCTTTCCAAGAAATACCAGCTAATGCTGCGTCAACATAGGTTTTATTGGTTAGGTCATTACCGCCAACAGGCAAACTTGTTGCGCTGGCCGTTGTAAACGCCGCTGTTGATGGGGTTGTTGCCCCAATCGTAGTGCTATTAATGGTGCTATTGGTAATGCTTACTCCGTTTAAATCAGGGTTTGTAGGCGCATAAAATGGCGTTCCCGCAGGTCCAATTAAGTTAATGCACTCATACGGCGGCAAGGGCTCAAAAGTCCCCTGAACCGGCACTATATTGGTTGTTATAGTCTTTGCGGTGTTGTTGGACATGGTAAATCCCTTATTCGTTAGCTACGAGCGTCAAATAGAGCGTGTTTGTTGTTGACGAAATAGCCTTAATAAAAAAGTTGGGTCTTGGGCAATCAATAATAATTGGCAAAAACATACTTGGAGCCAAGATAAATGATCCGCTGCCACCCGTTGACGCAATGGCTGGTGTGGCCATATTGGAATCAGTTGTGCCAAAAGTAATCGCAGCAGTACCTGTTCCAGTATTTAAAATAGCTACGCGAAATGCCAATGTTGGCGTATCGGGTATTAATTGCAGAGCGGATGATGCAGAATTTGTAAGGTCCAACCGATAAGTTGGGGAAAGAATCTTTAAAGAGTCCATGATTATCCTCGTAATAGAGATGTTTAAATTATCCTATGTTTTTAGGTTTTTACACCATAAAAACAAAAAAAAGGCCACCTCTTTTGGAGAATGGCCTTTTCAGGTCTCATGCGATATTAGGTCGCAATAATACCTTTGTTACGCAATGCAACCAAAATGCTATTTACTGCGGTTGCAATTTCTGTACCAGTAGCGCTATTACTAATGTTGGTAATTGCAGCTGCTTGTACTACAGGGGTTTTTCCATGAAAAGCCAATTTGTCTGTAGCGGCACCGGCGATTTGTATACCGTCTGTTGAGTCACCGTTAAAGAGAAAATTGTCTGTTTGGGTACTTGCTGGTCCTGGATTTGCCATGATTAAGTTCCTTTCCTATTAAGCTGCTACGCGGCAGGCGAGTTCAGGGTAAAGCGGAGCCCAGCCGTATAAAACATCTAAACGGGTTGGGATGGAGTCGTTGTTAATGGTGTATTGACGCACCACACGAATCGACAAGCCATTGTCCTTATCGCTTGCACGGCCTGCAAAATGTACACCGTCTGGCAACTGTAAATCAGCAGTAGCTAGAGTATACGCATTGCGATGGAATACCAAGTTCTGTGGGCTAACTACACCGGTCTTATTAAATGGTGTAACAACCGCACTTGCTGAGGTAGACAATACGCTCACATTCTGGAACTGGCCAGCAGTAATAATCGCTGGAGAAACAGTTACAGATGCTGAACCACCAGAAGTAATGGTTGTATCGGCAGTTACAACAAAGTTACGCAATACATTGCCACCGTATGGCTGGCGGTTCTGTGGGTTGACTGCGAATACACCAGCAATCTGAATCGTATCGCCTTGCTTCAAGTTGGCGTTAGCGGTTGCAGCTGAAATGGTAATAGTCGATGTCTGAGCCCAGCCAGTTGTCAACGAACCAGTAAATGTGCTGGTGTTAGTAGACAATGTGGCGGTTGAGTAAGAACCATAAGTATGGGACACAATGTTTTGGTCCATATACCAGTTCATACCGATTGTGTCGCGACCCATCATTCCCTTTTCGTACTGACCAGAGATAGTGCCTTGTGGGTTAAAGAGACCTTTTAAAGAGCCAACAATTGAGGCACCTGTAAAGGGATCAACCACGCAAGAACGCTTACCGTCACGGGGCGCACCTTCGCCGTCCAAATAAGCCTGGGCGGTTAGGAATGTTGCGATGTCAGATGGAACTACACCAGCTGTACCAACGGTATTAGCTGTGTTATCTACTGCCATTGTGGTGCCGTCAAAGTCGATTTTGTTGGCAATAGCAGCAATTGCTGGCTTCAATACACGGTCAGAGAACATATCTAACGATAAGGTCAAATCTTGTGTTGTGAACTGTGTATCCACATGGAACTGAGTTGATAAAGTTACTGGTGATGAAGTCTCGTTAAAGTCCTCAACATTCAGCGCTGGGCCGGTTGTACCGATAAAACGACCAGGACGGCGTACATTGACTGTGTTTCCAATTTTTGCACCGATAACCGCAAATTGGTCATCATAATTACGGTCTACACGACCAGTAAAGGTCAAACTGTTTTCCAAGACCATCAACGCCTCGTTGGTGATCATGGAGATGGTTAGCAAGTTATTTGCCATGATAATTCTCCAAATTAATTTTTAAAGTTATCCGTCATCTAATCTTCCCAGAGGCCCTTGCAGCTTTCCATTGCTGGTAGGTACCATGAAATTTACGGTCGGAATCTAAAGCAATATCGCTAGGATTACCACCGGCTTTCAATGGGTTAATCGGTGCCGGAGCATTTGACTTCTTCGCAACAGGTTCTCTTACGCTCGGTTTAGCTGGTTCTGATTTCTCAAATTTAGCCTCTAAACGCCCAATGGCACGGAGTTGTGAAGTGATGGATTTATCCGCCAATTCACGAGCGAACTCTGGATTTTCGGCTAAGTAATATAGGATTTGTGGGCCTACATCACTCTCAATAATTGCATCGGTGACCGGTTGTGATACCGATACATCGCTTGACGCAATCATTTCCTCATAATCCGGCAAATCTTGCTTTGCATTGTCTAACCGCTCTTGGAACTTCTGCCGCATACGCGACTGTTCTTCTTCGGCTTTACGAGCAAGTTCTGCTTGATCTCGCTCCCGCATCTTTCGATCAGTAGTCCACTCGGCCAGAGCCTCAGCATACTCTAGAGCATCATTAAATTGCGATGGGTCTGGTTTAGGGTCAGGTTCTTCCGATTTCGGCGGGTTTACCTTGGCTTCCATTTCCCTTAATCGCGCCTCAAGAGCCTCACGAGCAGTACGCTCACGATCCGCTTCTTGGCGGGCCGCTTCGCGCTGCTTGGTCAGTTCCGAAAACCGCTTCTCAAGTTTCGGGTTGTGCTTCTTTTCACCTGCTACAGCTTCTGTTTCTGCCTCTGGTTCACTCCGCTCTTGCTCAACAACCGGCTCCGCTTCTGCGGCCTCAGTTGGAGTTTCCTGAGTGGCTAAACCAAGTTTTTGTGCATTAAACTCAGCTAAATTCTCATTTGTTACCAGGTTCGCAGCTTGTTTCCTTACTGGTTCCTGTACTACTTCTGCATCGGACATGGATTAACTCCAAGAATAAACCCGATGAACCCATCGGTAGGTTAAATCTATTAGAAACTGTTTTTCGATAGTTGTCAACGAGGTCCCATTGGTACGCCAGGGATTACAGGTTGCTCTAATGGCTGCGGTTGCATTTCTTGTGCTGCAAATTGCGCTGCCAACTGGTCATCCATTGCGGGGTTAGTCATTGGTTGCTGGGCAATTGCCATTTCTTCACGCAAAAATGGTGACTCATTCATATTGACTTCACTTTCAGCAAACGATGCCACCATGTCCTGCTCTGCATCTCTACGAGCCATTTCTTGTTGCAAAGTGCGTGAGTCCATGCCCTTTAATAACAGTTTGGTAATAGCGTCTAACTCAGTCCGATTTTGGTCAGTAATTGACTTCATATTGGTTTGGTTGACCTTTGCCTCATTGATGGTCTCGGTGTTGTAAGCCCTAGAGGTAACATCCATAAGTTTGCGTTTGGTCTGGCCTTCTTCTTTCATGCGCTGCACATCGGTCTGGTGCTGTAGGTTCAAAGTTAGGGCAGCAATCTGTTGTTGCATATCGGCAACCATCTTTTGGCTGGCCATTAACTGCATTTGAACCTGTGGCGGAATGTCTGATTTCTCATCAATCTTAGCCAATGGATTCATAGCAGCTAGGCGGTCAGCAATCACATCTGCGCCTGGGAAGTCCATGTTGCGAAACACCAGGTCACCCGCAGCTTGGAATAGTTCAGGGTTAGCCTGTAAGAGCGGAACCATAGACTCAACTGCCTCTTGGCGCTTGCTTTGGTAGCCTGGGCCAGTATCCATATAAACATCGTATTCGCCCACGGTTACATCATTTAATATCTTTTCTGTACCGCTTTCGTCCACGGCACGCTGGTTAATCGTTACCATTTCGGGTTGGTTATCGTAGCCAATAATCCGCATGACACGCTCTTTGTCGTAAATCTTGGGGATTAGGTCTAGGATTACGCGCCCAGTTTGCTTGAGGGAACGGGTCAGATTGTCGTAATAAT